CATCCTATCCAATTATCAGGCCAAACCTTGAAAAAACTTGAAATCCAGAAAGCCCTTGAGGAACTCCGCAAATCTACGACAAATTCTGCAATAATGACGAGGGAAGAACGGCAGATGATGTGGACCGAATTTGCAAAAAATAAGTCCATGACGCCGACCGAACGAATGAAAGCATCTGAGCTTTTGGGCAAGTCGCAGGCTGACTTTATTGATCGTACGGAATTGTCTGGGAGTGTGTCGGTAACAAGTGTCGTTGATGCAATCCGCAACGCAGGACGCGCCAAGAAATGAAACTGATAACCGCTAACCAGGCCAACGCTGTTGATATCCATAAGCGATATTACGGGCAGCCTGCGCGGTTCCTCGAAGAAATATTGGGGATGGAACTTGACGACTGGCAGCGCGAGCTGTGCGATAATCTCCATAAATTTGATCGCCATGCTGTTGCCTCTGGGCATAGTTCGGGAAAAACGGCGCTTACTGCTGGGCTGATTCAATATTTTATCGCTGTTCACCCTGACCCACAGATCATTGTGACCGCTAACACCGAGCTTCAGTTACGACAAAAAACATGGAGAGAGCTGGCAAAATGGCACTCCAAGTCGCTACTAAAAGAATGGTTCAAATGGACGGCTACCACATTCTCTATGATCGGCGCAGAAAACACGTGGTTTGCTGCGGCTGTGCCAAATACCCCGCACAGCTCTGAGAGTTTCGCAGGAGCGCATGAAAAATACATGCTGATGGTGTTCGATGAGGCCAGCTCCATTGAGCGTTCAATCTGGGAGGTTGCCGAGGGAGCTACTGCAACTGATGGCGGCTATCGTAAATGGCTGGTGTTTGGGAATCCTACCAAAAACGACGGGGCTTTCGCGGAGTGTTTCGGCAAAAATAGACACCGCTGGCATTGCGTCAACCTGGACACGCGCGGATGTAAGTATTCCGACCAATCGCAGATCAAGCAATGGGCAGAGGATTACGGCGAAGACTCAGACTTCTTCAAGGTACGCGTTAAGGGAGATTTCCCAAGCGCTGGGAGTAACCAGTTCATTTCCCGCAATGACGTTGATGCCTGTATCAAATATGAAGCTGATGGCTACGAGGTCCAGGGGAAGATAATGTCTGTCGATGTGGCTCGTTACGGAGACGATTCAAGTGTTATCCTGCGACGCCAGGGGCGCAAGGTCCACCCGCCAACGGAATACCGAGGCATGGACACTATGCGGCTGTCTGACATGGTGATTGAGCAAATACGAGAGTGGAAGCCTGACGCCGTTGTGGTTGACGAGGTTGGGGTAGGAGCTGGCGTTGTGGATCGTCTGAGGCAGCTCAAGTATGGAAACATTATTCACGCGTTCAACGGTGGAAATGCGCCAATTAACAAGACGCTTTATTTCAATAAGCGGGCCGAGACATGGGGGTTAATGAGGGCTGCACTTCGTGATCGTATTGATCTTCCTGACCATCGGCAATTAACAGATGATCTTGTCGCTCCAGAATACGGATTTTCAAACAAGCAGCAGATTCAGCTTGAGAAAAAGGAAGACATGAAGCGACGAGGCATGGCTTCGCCTGACTTCGGAGACGCCTTGTCTATGACCTACGCGGTAGAGATATTCGAGCAGTATCAGCCACCAGTCCCTAAGTGGCAACAACGCATTAACTCCGGGAGGTCGGCGCAATCCGCATGACAGAATCAATAGAAAAAGAGCAGTCCCAGAAAGATTTAGCTGCGGAGAATTGGGCAAGATACGAGTACGGGATATCTCGCGGCCATCGGGAATACACCGAGACTGCTAGGATGCTCGAAGGCTTCTATATGGGTGGTGGGTACGACAAGGACGGAATTTTGCAACCAGGGGGCCATTGGAATGATGCTGATCTTGATATTCTACAGTCTGAGCGTCGCCCTGCCTACGAGTTTAACCAGGTAAAGCCCGCAATAGATGCGGCCCTTGGGTATCAGATTGCAAACCGGATGGACATATCGTTCCGACCAAGATCGGGCGATGCTGACAAGGAGAAGGCCGAGGTAAGGTCAAAACTAGCCATGCAGATCGCAGGGAATAATAACCTGCAATGGTGCGAGACGGATGTTTTTAGCGACGGGATAATCCAGCAGCGCGGCTATTACGATTGCCGAATAAATACCGACGATTCGATTGAAGGAGAGCTTGATATCACCGTCGAAGATCCGATGGATATCATACCTGACCCTGACAGTAAGAGTTATGACCCTGCCGAGTGGGGAGACGTGATCAAGACTAAATGGATGACCCTTGACGATATAGAGGGGATCTATGGCAAGGAAGCTCGCGATAAAGCAGAAGAGAACTCAGGCAAGAAATATCTGCAAAACGAAGAGTTTGGGATGGTTGGAGACGGAGCAGAGCGTAACAAGTTTGGCTCCAAAAATACGTTTGATAGTTCGTTTAAAGACCAGCGCATGATCAGGCTGCGAATTATCGACCGACAGCACTATGTCCGTGAGCTGATGACTGTATCTATCTCACCGTCTGGAGATTCGAGGCCGGTGGAAGATAATCTCAGCGAAGAGATGATGGCGGGGATGCAAGCCAATGGGTTTAGCATTGCAAAGAAGGTTGTTAAGCGGGTTCGATGGACCGTCTCAACGGTTGATACGCTGCTATTTGACGAGTGGAGTCCATATGACAGATTCACCATTGTTCCGTATTTCCCGTTCTTCCGGCGCGGGCGCACTCGCGGCATGATCGACAACGCAGTTGGCCCGCAGAAAGCCATGAACAAAGGTGTCTCTCAGGCTATCCATATCATCAACACCACCGCCAACAGCGGTTGGCAAGTAGAGCAGGGCCAGCTCACCAATATGAGTACCAACGATCTGGAGTCATTTGGCGCTTCTACTGGGCTGGTTCTTGAGCGCCGCCCCAACACTCAGCCATTACAGAAGATCCAGCCAAACAATATGCCAAACGGTCTGGCTGAGATTATCCAGATGAGCAACAAGATTATTCAGGATGTCACCGTCCCCGATGCCATGCGCGGATTATCTGGTGCTGGTGAGTCAGGGATTGCCATTCAGAGCAAGCAACATGCAAGCCAGCAGATTCTGGCAGTACCCTTGGATAATCTCGCCAGAACCCGCAACCTGCTTGCAAGGTGGATAGATTACGCCATCAGTAAATATTACACCAACGAGAGGATAATCAGGATCATCAAAGCTGATCCTGTGACCGGCAAGGAAAACATTGAAGAACTTGTCATCAACCAGCAGGACCCGGCCACCGGAGCATACCTCAACGACATGACCTCCGGCGAGTACGATGTTGTGATTACCGAACAGCCAATGCAGGTGACATTCGAGAACAGCCAGTTTGAGCAGATCATGGAGATGAGACAGGCAGGAATCAATGTGCCTGACTTTATGGTGATCAAGCATAGCAATATCAGCGATAAGCACGAGATTATTGACACCATGCAAGCAATGATGGCTCCACCTCAAGCACCACCCGACCCAACGATAGAGGCGAAGGTTGCCTTGATCAACGCTCAGACCGAGAAGACCAAGGCGGAGACGGTAAATAAATCAGTGGAGGGGATGTACTCGGCAACCCAAGCCGCACAGCAGTTAGTGATGGTTCCATCCATTGCGCCTACCGCTGATGCAATGCTTAAGAGTGCGGGTTTCGTTGACCAAGATCAAGGTTCGATAATCCCGCAGGATGTTCAGCCGCAAGAAGTCCCTGCACCGATGCAGGAAAACACAAACCCGATGACACCACTCAACCCCGCTGTTGGAATGGAGCAGGGCATAGAGGGTGGAGAGCAACCACAAATCCAAGGAGAGATGTTTAATGGATGATTTTGAAGATATTGATTCCCCGACTGACCAGGCGCTATTGTACGGGGACGTTGAGGAAGCTGAAAAAGTCGCTGAGCCGGTAGCTGAAGATGAAGCTGTCAAGCTGGAAGAGAAAAGTGCTGATGAAGCACCAGATGACGACAAGCCCGCCCGAAATCAGTCTATCCCTAGGGACAGATTCGATGAGGTGAATGGCAAATTTAAGGCAGCCAAAGAAGAGAACGAGCGCCTTGTTGCCAGGATGACCGAGCTTGAGAAATCTTTCTCTACACCATCAGAGCAGGCTAGATCGCTACGGGATATGGAGAAAGAATACCTGTCGCTGTTTATGGAAGGGGATGAGGAGAAAGCCCTGGACATGAGAGAGAGGATCAATGCAGAGACAATCAAGATTGCCCAGGAAGCGGCAGAGCAAAGGATAGAGGCGCGAGAGCAGGCAAAAGTGGAGCAGGCCGGGGTGAATGCTTTCGACGCTACCGTCTCAGCTCTGATTGCCGAGTTCCCCGTCCTTGATGTCGCCGGTGAGCATGGTGATAAAGACATGATAGACGCCGTTGTCGGGTTGCGGGACGTGTATATTTCAAGGGGTATGCCTGCGCATGAGGCGCTTGATACTGCGGCTCGAAAGCTGATGGCGAAGAGTGGGAATATCAATAACGCCCCTATTGTCGATGATCCAAGGAAGGCAGAGGCTATCAGGCGGGGAGCGGAAACGTCAAACCGTCAGCCTCCTATGCCTTCAGGTGTCGGCAACAGGAGTGTTCCAGTGGCAATCATCCCGGAGAATCAGGATGATTGGGAAAGCCTCTCAAAGAAAGAAAGAGAGAGATTGTTGTCGTAGTACCCGTTTCTTCTGGGCGGTAATCCAGATGGCAGCACCCGCCATTGATGGCGGTAAAAATCACGACACTTGGGACGTAAACCCATGATTCAGCCAGGGCTTGAGGCGGTAATCAAGTCCGGTAACTGGCACCGTAAAAGCCAACAACGATTGTTTTCAGATCAATGTTATCTTTATGGAGAATCATCATGGGTTATACAGCTCTGGGCGCACAAATGCCCGAACAGCAAAAGGCATGGGTTAAAGAGTCCATCCGCGTATTTCGGGAGAATTTCTTTTTTGAGAAGTTTATGGGAACGTCTGACAATTCTATTGTGCAGACGGTCAAAGAATTAAAGCGTACCCAGAATGGCGACCGCGCCATGATTGGGCTTGTCCAGGAGATGCGCGGTTCTGGTATTGTTGGCGACAATGATATCAATGGTCGTCGCGAGTCCCTTGAATCCTCATGGATTGAGATCCACACTGACCAGTTACGGAATGGCGTTACCAGCAAGGGCCGCGTGGATGACCAGCGTTCCGTGTTCGACTTCCGTACCGAGGCCCGCGATAAGCTGGCTTACTGGCGGGCAAAGATGCAAGAGGATCTTATGATCCTGACTGCTTCCGGCATCAGCTATAATTTTAACACCGATGGCTCCACTCGTTCCATCGGGGCGCAGGATGACCCGCGCACTTTGGCTTTTGCTAATGACGTGGTGACTCCTTCCTCTGGTCGTCATTACAACTTCACCTCCGGGGCTTTCGTTGCCGGAAACACCACCACCGTTTCAGCT